GGAGAGACCACCTCTTGCAGCAGCATATTCTGATGTGCCTGGTTTGTCTGCAAGTGTATTCCACTTAACTGTGCTTTCTGTTGCACTTCCACCTACTGTGGCAGTGGTTGTTACGAATGTTTGATTATCAAACCAATCAGCTGATCCTGTGTAAGTTGCTGTTCCTGTACTTACTCCAGCATTAGTCATAACTGAAACAGAACCAGTGCTACTAAACTTATAAACACTATTTTGTTCCTTTGCTGTCTCTGTACCTGCAGCAGATACATGAGATAGAAACTTGACTTCTATATTGTCAGTTCCCTTTGTAGTGATTATACCTTTAAAGTGACCATCAAGTAAACTTGTTCCAGCAGCTCCTGATATAACTGTTCCTGATGGAACTGACTGTGTTACACCCATACCGACCGCTGCATTAGTAAATCCAGTTCCAGATGCACCACTTAAAATTTGATCAGCAGCTCCGTCTATAATAGCAACTCGAAGTCCATTTGACCATGTACCAGGATTTCTTGCTGATACTGTAGCCTCAGTGTATGGATTTTCATCATACCCTAATTCTTTGTAATGATCTGTGCTCTTAATCTTTACACTGGTTGCAGTTCCAACAAAACCATTTTTTAATTTGTTATCATCTGCTCTTATTACACTTAGAACTCCACCGTAAGCTAAGTATGAAGACCCTACCATCCAAGTCTCATATTGCTTATCAGTGTCATAAGGTTGTCCAAATTGATCGAATAGATCATTCTCTCCAGTAATAGTCGTTGGAACATCAACAGGTCCTTTCTCGAAAGGTCCAACGAGACCTCCGATTTTACCTGTTGATCCATCGATTCTACCGATAGTTAAATCAACTTCCCTTATTAGAATTCCAGGAGACGCTAAGTTTAATGCCATCCTTATTCCTCTTGCTCAAATTTATCTAAAAATATTTATGTAAAAGGGTATTTACAACGGGGAAACAATGCGTGAACACTACCAATCAGGATAATAATTTTGAATATTGTGAACTTTTTTTCTTCTATTGTGTTTAATTCTTTGGATCGTACAAGATTTGCATTCATATGAATATGCTGAAGGAAGAGATCCTTTAGTTTTACGTGTTAAGTAAAAATCATTTACAAGGTCTTTATACTCTCCACAAACTCTACATTTTCTTTGGGTAAAAATTAAATGCTCTAATTTAATTTGATCATCTAAATTCATTACCTATAATCCCACATGTAGGAACGATCACCATATTCATCTGCATACCATGTATCTCCATTATTATCAACAAAACTATCATCCTCCAATCCATTAGCAATAAATCCAAAAGGTGCCATATCCTGCTCGATTTGATTCTTTTGCTCTTCATATATTCTTTTTCTTATATCATTATCAGTCATCTCTTTAAAATACTCTTGAGCAACTAACCATGCAAATATTACAAGACACATTGCCAAATCATCATTACATCCTTCTTCTGCCTCAAATGAATTATGTTTCTGTGCGAATGTAGTTAACTCTGAAATAATTTCATAATCACATGTGATTAACTTATTGTCTTCAATCATAGTTTTTAAATTACTACATCCAAGTTTTTTAACTGCCGATGTAGTTCTTACTCCCAACTGAGTTTTTTTACCACTAAATCCTTGTCCAACCACTTGACCTGCACGACCTCTCATTGATGCCATGAGTAAATTCTCATATTCTAAATCAAATTGAAGAATACTTGCAACTTGATCTCCAATATCATTTACTTCAACTAATAGGTAAGCATTATTATATCCCTTTGCAACATCAAATATCACATTTGGAAATAACATAGGTTTCACTTCATTGTTTCGATATTTTGCTACGACTTTATAAGGAAACTGAGTGACATCAAAAACGATAAACGCAGAGTAATCATTACCTAATCCACGAGCCACATCAACAGTGATAATGTAATTATGATCCTTTATTGGTTCCTCGTAAATATCTAATCCAGCACTTTTTGTGATTGGATTGTCATACACCATATTTCTTAATATGGCAGGATTTATAAGTGTATTAACAGATCCAAGAAACTCACATTCAAACTCAACTTTGAATTGTTGCTCTGATGTATTTGCAATGGTTTGCATTTTCCATTCTTCATCTCTGCCAGGTACCTCAGACCAATGAACATCAGTTGGTACATATTCATTTTTACCACGTTCAGCATCATGCCACATGCGATAAAAGTGATTCATACCACGTGGAGTGGATACAATTATAACTTTTGTTTGTGTACCAGAAGAAATTGTAGGATATACAGATGCAAAGAAATCCTCTGCAACGTGATTTGGTACGAAAGCAAATTCATCTAAGAATAGAATATTAAATGACATACCACGAACAGCAGATGCTGATGTAGATGCTGCTAATATCTTTGATCCATTTTCTAATTCTAAACTTCCTTTATTCCAAGCTATGATACCTTGTTGCATCCATCTTGGTAAATTTTCATATGCTGTTTGCAGTCTACCCAACAAATCAATTGCAATCTTTGCTTTGTTCGCAAGAATACCTATGTTAACATTATCATTGAACACTGCATAATGAAGCAAATAAGACACCACAGTTGTTGACTTACCAGTCTGACGAGGCATCTTACAAATGTTAAATCTGTTATTGTGAAAATTATTTACTAATTTTTCTTGGAAAGGGTATAAATTAAAGTTAGTTAATCCCTCATCAAGAGAAACGATTTTAATATATTTCTTTGCAAAATAAACAGGATCTTGCTTACACCTCATAAACTCAATGATATTTTCCTGAGAAAATTCAATAGGTGTATTTGCTTTTTTTAAATTTGGATTACCAAGGTATACATTATCAGTCATAATTTATCAGCAGTTCCAACGACGACGTGCTTGTCTTAATCTGCTATCTGGATCTTTTGCTGCCTTTGGAAACTTCTTCATTTGACCTGCACTTCTTGCACAGTAACTTTTTCTACGATTTGCATCCTTAGATCCCTTTTTTAATTTAGATGGTTCAGTTGTCACAGCAGTCTTTAATTTTGAACCAGGATTTTTACGACGATATGCTTCAACACCTTTCTGAGTCATACCAGCACCACTTTTTGTAGGTCTTTTGTGTCCTGACTTGACACTCATTCCCTTCATGTCATCTTCACTTAATTCTTTTCTCCAGTCAGATTGAACTTTTTTTGAAGAATAAACGTCAATTATTTGAACAAAATCATTTCCCTCTGCATCCTGTAAAGTCACTGTCTCCTCTTTCTTCATCTTCTTAGCGACTGCATCCTGTTCTTTCTTACGAAGTTCTGCTTCTCTTTTTGCTTTTTCCATTGCAGTGGTGCCATCAGTTGTAATACCAACTCCTTCTTTTATACCACGTTTTGCTTTGTGTTCTTCTCTTCTTTTAGCAATTAGTTCACCTCTTGTCTCATCCTTCGTGATCTTCTTTCCAGTCATAATATCAGGCATTTCACCAGATGTTCCAAACTTTCTTTTATTTCTAATTGTTGCTTTACCATAAGTTGAAGCACCTGCTTCATACTTTGCCTCTGGTATGACATTCTCTTTTGTCACACCCGCCTTTGATCTTTCTTTTTCGGCAACAGACTTGATTACCATCTTTAACTTATTCTTTAGGGAATAAGGATTCTCTTTTTTCTTTTCCTTTCCAAATGCTGCCATTTGACCTGATGGTTTACCTGATCCTCTGGTAATACCATATGCCATACCCTCAGAAGTATCGGTAGTATGTTGCTTATCTGGTTCGTTCTTAGCTAAGTTTTTTTTTACTTCTTTCTTTGAGATCTTAGGACCACCCATTGGATCACCATATTCATCCCTTTCAACTTGCTCCTTTTTTACGCAGTTTGGATACCTCTTACCAAACATTGTCTTCATACCTTTCTTCTCATATCCCTTCCAGCATTTCTCTGAGAACTGTTGGAATGAAATACCAGTTGGTTCAAACTCTTCTTTCTTACTACTATTACCCCAGTTTGCAGCACCGACTTTACGACACTTAACTAATGCACCTGATGCATAGGCACTTGGCCAGACGGAATATCTTGATTTTACTTTATGGTAACAAGCATCTTTTGAACCACTACCCTTACCTTTCTTATCTGCTTCACTAAGTTCAATTTCATTTCTCCAGTCAGAAGATTCTTTTTTCATTTTCTTTTTCCTTGGACTATCAGTTGATACGTATGTTGGTTTTGCAGCACCAGTTTTAGATTGTTGACCAGGATCTGCTTTTTTCTTACGACGTGCAGCAGATAATCTTTCTGCCTTTGTCATGCTTGCTCTCTTTGAAGAAGAGACGCATTTAGGTGTTCCTTCACCAGGTTCATCACTCGCACAAGTTCCACCTGTGACTACGTTAACCCAACCACCTTTTCCGTCTTTGGATTTAGAACCCTTGAACCATTTATGAAGGGAACCTTCAGACATTCCTCCACCATTTCCACCACCATTACCATTTCCACCACCATTGCCATTACCACCACCATTTCCGTTGCCATTTCCGTTACCGTTCCCATTACCATTTTTTTTCTTACCATTTGTATCGTCATCATCTTTTTCTTG